TTGAAGTTCCGCTGCGGGTGGTACTTCAACTGCATGAAACGGCTGTTGATGAAGTACGCTTTCTCGTCCGAGCCAGCGTCCTGCGGACAGTCGTAGTCATGGATGAGCGTCGCACCCATGAACTTCAAGTTACTGAAACCAGCATCCGCCGTGTTCGTGTTCACAAACCGCTGACCAATCTTGTTGCAGGTAGCGTCGTAGTACAGGTAATACTTCTCCGTACCAAGGATCAGGTCAGGGTAACGGTTCTTCTTGCCGCCAGCCGCAAGCCGACCGCACATGATGTACAGTTCGGTCATGTGTTCGCGCATCGTGGCAACATTGTTGGTCGTGTCGTAATACTTGGCGTTAGAATCTTTCGACAGGTTACGCCACCACGCCTCATTTGCACGGTTAATGCCGAACAGCGTCCCTGTGTTCGGGGCTTCGGCAATGATCGCCCCAAGCCCTGTCACCCGCTTGGAATTGTTACCCGTGCCGTCCGAGTAGAACCGCTCGTTCATCTGCTGTTGCAGACTTTCAATGGCGTTCTGCTCTTTCTGCTCCAACAGGTCGAAAATCTTTTCGCCCGTGTTGATCATCCGGTCACGACCGGAAATCACGATGCTCTTGTACGCCTGTTTCCAGTTGGCGTATGCGATGGTCACGTTGTCCTGCTCGGGCAGAGCCAGTTCGTCAAATCCCGCGTAGGACTCCTCACCATTGTCAAGGCCGTACTCAATGGCCCATTCGATGCGCGTTCCGCCGTTGACCGGCTTGTACTGGCCCGCGCGTTTCAACCAATAGAAAAGAGGAATTTGCTGCGAAATCTGGTTCTCGTAGCCCTTGCTGCGACGCTGAAGCGTCGAGGACAACACAACATCGTTGACGATGGTTTGAGATGTTGCTGCCATAGTTGCTTACTCCTATTGTTCCAAGTTCGCCAGTGAAGCGCCCAATACCGCACGGGCACTGTCCATCATGGACTCCCCTTCGCGATACCCCATCGTCGGGTCCGCAGACGGCCCCGAACGAAGCGCCTCCAACTGTGCCTGTTGCTGTCGTTGTTTCTGCGTCTGTGCATGGCGAACCCCCTGTTCCATCCAATACTGTTGGACAACGTGAGGGGCCACCTGCATCAACGCTTGTTCTACGGACATGTTGGGGTTGTACCGCAGAGTGTTCGCTATGTGGTTCGAGTACGGCTGAACCCTGTCTTGGCCGTACCGTTGCAACACTGCGCTCGACTCTGCCTGCTTGGCGCTAAGCCATTGCTGTGCCCTCAACTGTTCTATCTCGCGTCTGATTCCGGTTATTTCTTCCGAATTCATCAGCGACTTCACACGACTGTCAACCTCATCGCGAACCACGGTTTCCAGTGTTTCAAGAACTTGCTGGGCTTCTGGTTCCATGTTGGCCCTGACAGTCGGGGGAATCCTGTCTAAAATACCTCTAATCTCACGAGCCTGGGCCTGCGTAGGCTGTTGACCCTGCTGCTGCATCTGCTGCATCTGGGCCATATACGCCATCTGCCGCTCAAGCTCTCTGCGTTGCTCCGCAAGCTCCTGCGTCTTGCGCGTGTAGTCGGCCTGCATCGACTTGCGTACCACTTCCAGGTCAGGGTGCTGACTCGGAGTCTCAAGGGGAGACGCATCATCTTGGCGCACCCCTATACCCCCCGTAATCCCCTTATCGGCTACAAACGTGTCCCCGAAATCGTTGTTGTACTCGTTCCCCGTCCCCTGTACTTCGGCAAATACATCCGCCTCGGGACCAGTCTGTTGTCCGCTTACCGCCGCCTGTTTAATCTCGTCAGCCATGTTTGCTCCTTGATGATTGCTGAGAGTGCGGTGTTGTCAATATGTTGACAGCCGCCTACTCACAGTTCATCCCTTAAAGTTAAGCCACTTGTGTATAATTCGCGCGACAATTTCCATGCTTGGAAGGTCCGTCAACGAACCATCTGCGTGAATACTGTCGAGGAATCGCAACACCTTCCCGCCGTCCGCCTCAAGCATTGCCAACTTGCCCTCAAGGGTCTTTATTTGCGCCCTAATCTCCGACACTTTGTCGCTAGCAAGTCCCATCACAACACCCCCATCTCGTGACGTGTGCGTTCGTAATCTTCCCGCAACGACGGCAACTTGTACGCCGGTCGCCTGTTCGGCGTATTACACTCATCCGACGTGACCCGCGTAACCCCATTCGCTTTGCAGACATCGTTCTCGTGTTTCCTGCTGCGAATGAGCATCGGTTCCCCCGTGATGTGCGGGGTCACATACTCCTTGAAAATGCTTATCTGCATCGGCCTGAACACCCGCACCGTCGCCCGCTCGCATTGCGGACATACGCTTGTCTTGGGCACCTCACTGGCCTTGTAGAACTCTACATACTCCTGGTCGCAATGGTCGCACTCAAAACTGTAATGCGGCATTAGCGCGGCCCTCCTTCCATGATGCGGGTGCTGAACATCTGCCCCATCTGGCTCGGGTCAGTGTCCCACGGCATTTGACCCATGTTGTTCACCGGCGTAGGTGCAGGCGTTTGCGCTTGTGCTTCCATCGGTGTAGCTGCCGCGTCATTGCCCCCGCCAGGCCCCGTCAACTGTTGCGGCGGGGGTGGTGCTGGCGGCAACGGAACAATCACCCTGTCGGGGTTGCGGAACACTTCCGTGTTGCGGAGATACGTCCTTATCAGTTCGGGCAGGTTGACCGTGTACCCCATCTGTTGCAGGTACGGCATCAGGGGAACCAACTGCGCCATCGCATCAATCGTCTGCCGGACGCGAAGGTTCTTGTCTACCCGCTCCGTAGACCCCGGTTCGATTAAGACTTCGTAGTCGGCGCTAACAAGGTCTTGGGTGAGACTGACCATCTCCCATACGCGACCGTCATCGCCCACCAGCGGCACGATCCGTTCCGGTCCCCAGAACTGCCGCAGCATCGCAACGTCTTTTCGCGTGGATTCAATCAGCGCACGTTCCAACAGGAACCGCATGTCCCCGACACGCAACCCGCTCTGCTGCTGGATATACGACGCCTCGGTTGCCGTCTGGATGCCCCGCCCCGTGCCCTGTGCCAATTCCGAGATGCCCGACACTTCGTCCAGGTCACGCTGGAAAAGGTCAGTTAACTTCCACGCATCCCCCGCTATCGGGATGTGCGGGAAAATTTCAAGAGCGTCGCCAACACGCTCCGCACCGTTCACTTCGACAAAGGCGTTCGTGTTCGACACGAACTTGCGAACGTCGTTAGGGTCAATCGCCCCCGTGATGTACGCGCCCCGCGTAGCTCCCCATCGCTGAAGATGATCCATCATCTGAGTGCGCATCTTGTTCAACACCTGAATCTGGTCGCTGAACGTGTCCGCGTAACTCAGCCCCCAAAAGTCCTGGTCATCAGGCAGGAATTGCAGAAAGACATACGGCCCTTCCGGCCCAAAGAAGGGGTAAGGTTTCACTAACAGCGGGCGGTCAAGCCCCCACTTCCATACAATGACCGTCTGCGTCACCTTGTCGAATATCTCGTACAACGTGACCATGCAGGAGTCGCGGGACACTTCGTCCTCGCGCCAACTGGAAGTCATAGACGACGGGTCGTTCCCGTGCTCGCTCTGCCCCGTAGGTTCAACCTGTGCCCGCGCCTGCACGTCGTACCGCGTGTCCCGAATCACGTCCACAAAGGGACGGTTGATAACATGCGCGAACCAACGCGCCTCGTTCGCATCCCGCGCCTCGGGGTCTACCAGAAAGTCAAACGGACTGATAGACTTCTTCCACGGATGACCGTACTTGATGATCGTGTTGTGCTCGGTCACAGCCGCCTGGGGCAGATTCAAGTCCTCGTCTGAACCCGACCCGATTTCCCCCGCGTTGTATCCCGACAACGCCTTGTCGTCCGCGAACGGTTCGTCCACATCGAATTCAGCGTTGTACCCGTGCTTCAGGATGCCGGTGCCGTACATGAGCGCGTTCCAGAGCATGTCACGTTCCTGGTACTGCGCCCCCATGACCTGACGTTCGCGCACCAACACCTGTTCCATAACCGGCGATACCGCTTCCCCAAGCGGCGTGTTCCCCTTGAAAAACATCGTCGGGTTCTGGAAATACAAGCTAGCCATCATCTGACGGATGTTGACTATCATCCAGTTGATGGCTATGCGGTCCTCGGCCCGCACCTTCCCGTAGTAGTTGCCGCGATAGAATTCGCGCAACCGTTCCCAGCGCAGTTCGTGAGTCTCACGAGCCTTGTACGCACGGGTCAACCGTGATTCCCATACCCGTAACTCGTCCTCGCCTATCTTGGTAGGAATCTTCATCAGTTAAACGCCAGTGCAGCAACGCGGATTGCCGTGCTCTCGGGCATAACGCGCTCCTGTCCTATCCATGTTTGTTCGCCTTGGATTAGTGCGGGATCAAGCCAATCTTCCACTTGCAACGCAGCCTTTGTTTCAGGCTTCTTCCCTGGAAACATGATGTGTTCTATCTGCGCCATAGCGTCTATGATGTCTTTGCGTTTGAATCGCGGGAACCGGATCAGCTCTTCTTCTGCCTTGTCACGGTTCCGGCAGTTCCGCAGGAAATAGATCATCCCGTTCTCAAACCACGGTTGCAGGCCCCTGATACGTTCCTCTTTGTTTGTCTCGCTCTGCTGCCCCTTCAGCCAGACCCAAGGAATGTGCGTCTTGTGCTCCCGCATCGCGTGACGGATAAACGGTTTCAAGGACCGCTCATACGGTCCCGGCTCCATCCCAACGCGCACAGGACGCTTGGCGGGGTCTACCTGTTGACCTCGTATCAGTTCATCGATAATCTTCTGCCCCGTGAAGTTGCCCCAAAAAATGTCCGTGACGTACACGTTGCTGTCGTGGTCTACCGCTCCTGTCACGATAGCCGTCCACGAAACCTTGGTCTCCTTCTCACTGCTCAAATCGCACACGCGGAACCATCGCAAATCACCGTCAGGAAGCCGGTCGATAACCTGTATCCAATCCGGCTTGAACACCTGCAAATCGGTCGGGACAGGGTTGTTCTCATACTGGCAGGCATACACCCACGTCCCCATCTTCCGCTTGACTGCCGGTAACGATTTCCGAGCACTCTCAGGGTCGTCAGGGTCAGCTATATCACCCTCTGCTTCCGTGAACCGGGTCGGCAGGATGGGCTTCCCCTTCTTGTCGTAGCACGATTTCACAACGATGTCGTATTCGGCATTGAGTTCGGGCGTCTCGATGATGGTCCCGTACAGGTCCGAGAAGTCGTATCGCGTGCCAATCATCATCTCGCGGGCACCCGGTTCCAATAACGCCTGACAGTGCTCGTGGTACTCTTTGGTTTTTTGAATCAGGTCCGGCGTAGCAACCGAATCCTTGGTCACGATGTCATCAAAGATAATCAGGTCGTAGTGCCGACCTGTCACCTGCGCGTCGTGAGACGAATACTCTACGGTGTCCTCTTTGTACTGACCCTTGCGTTCGACCAACAGGCCCTTGCCGGACCACTTCTGGGGACGCCCTGAACGGTTCAACGTCGCGTGTATCTCTGGGAAGTACCTCGTAACGCCGTCCGCCTCAAGGTAAGACCGCGCCCACTGAACGAACTTCATGGCGTCATCGGCCTTGTGCGACACGATGAGAACCCGAATCTCAGGGTTTCGGATCACTTCCCATGCCGTATATGCCGCGTTGCAAATCGAACTCTTGAGATGACCGCGCGGAAGCAACAACAGTTTTGACGGCTTGGTCCATGTCTGCATCCAACGGGCAAGGGGCCGGTGAAGCGGAGGGTACAGCACCGGAATGCGCAACACTTTCTCAAGGAAGTACCAAAAATCGTTGCGAGCGGCCATCCTGACGGCTTCAAACTCTACCTTCGCCGCCTTCTTCGGATGCCGCTCGTGAAACAGTTTGCGCTGTTTCTCGTTAAGCGTAAGATATTTCTCGACGATTACGCTCAATTACCCCGCAGACCCTTAGTCTCCCTCGCTATGGACTCCAACGTTGCTATGATGTCAGCATCCTCCAGGTCACTAGACTTGTCTATCGCGTCGTTGTGAAGCCCCCTCCACTTCACAATTTTCTCTGCCAACATCGCCCGCGTCTTAGCGTCCGTAGTCGGGTCGCGGAAGTCCCGTTCCGCCTGACGAACTATCTCTTCAAGCGTTACCGCCTGATGCTCGTCATACGTCGCCATGAGGCCGCGCAAGTACCCGACAAGCTGTTTGGCCTCCCTGGTCCCCATATGCTGACGCCGCAACTCAGGGGCGCGGTTCGAGGCCGTCTTTTTGCCCTTGCCGGGTTTCAGCAGCGCATACGCCGCCTTGTGGTCCCCGCCAACCTTCGCCAACGCTTTGCAGTACGTCACCGCATCATCTTCAAGTGCCGCCGCTAACCGGCGAAAGTAGTCGTCGTTGACAAAATCGTGCTCAGGAAGAAACTCGAAATCCTGAAAGTCACCCATCCAAGTCAGTCCAAATAGTGCAGATAGCCTCGGTTATCTCGCATGAAGGTTCCGGCCACGCAAACATGGCATCGTCTAGCCCATCTTCGTGCAACCGTTCATCGGCCAACGTGTTGTCGCTCTTCAAATCGGCTACGTCGTAGTTGAAATATGACACTAAATCCTTGCGCCTTCTCATAAGTGCTCTGCCTTACAAACCACATTATATCATAAAGTGTTATGAATTGTCAAGTAACCATCGATTAGCGCCCAAACAGGAACAAATTAGGGCGGCTAGCCACGCAACAAGCTAACCGCCCCGCGCGAAAGGAAGGATATGGGATGAGGCCCTTATGAATCAGTATGCGTTATCTTCAATGCTTCTCCCCGTCTCAGTCTGTGTATCGATTTCACCACGCCACGGGGCAACACCTGATAGTTAGACTGCCCCAAAGCGCCCGCGTTGCTGCTGATAAGCCTGACTACATCGCCCGTCACATCAAGCAGATACCCGATAGACCGGCACGGTTCAGGTTTCACCTTCATCACATCATCGAGGTCCGTCCAACCGACACATTCCACGATGTCAAGCCATTCGACCTCCACACGCGGAAGCCGCCGAAGGTCTATCTTCTTATTGCTCATGGCTTCCCCTCGCATACCGCAACTGCCACTTCATCAAGTCGCTGCGCAAAGACGAAAACCCATACTCCTCATCCGCCAACATGCCCATCCTGAAAGCAGCGCCCCCTACCGAATGCGGGGCAAACATCTGCCCCGCCTCGTACACGAGCAAGTCAAACCCCGCGAACTCGGACAACAGTACCCGCATCCCCGCGCCCGTCATCCGCCAATAGTCGTTCGGATACTCATGTACCGGGAAGTTGAACGGTGCCGTGAAAATGGCTAGCCCATGCTCTTTGTTCAACACCCTGGCGCACTCAGCCATGACCTTCCACGGTTCCGCAATGTGTTCCAGCGTATCAACCGATACGACCACGCCAAACGAGTTGTCGGGGATGTCCAAGTCCGACGCATTGCAAACGAGGTCTACCCCCGGCCCGTCCCGCATATCGCAACCAACGTATCTCAGACCAGGAAACACAGGTCGCAGGTCCGCAAACCCTTCCTGCCCATCAACCTGCAAGCTCCCGATCTCCAAGACAGGCCCCTTTGTTACGAAGTGTTTAGCTACAATCTCAGTGAATTCTCTACATTCAGGACGCACTACGCCTCTCCCTGTTCATGCCCGGTATCGGGCCCGCTTCCTTGTCGCAAATATCTTCCCATTCGTCATCCGACATATCGGGGGCGTCCAGATACCGCCAACACACGACCTGTTCCCGCCGCCCCCGCGCATTCACTACCGGCCACTTCCAAGCGTTCTTCACCGCACTACCCACGCCCTTATTCACTCCCCCCGCACTCAATCTTTCGCCTGCTGCTCCAATGCCCAAGTCAGAATCCCCAAGGCGTCCGCCGACCAGTCAGTGACGTTGATATGCGGGTAACGCGCCTGCATCAACTCCTTCACCTTGCGCTTGCGTTCCTTGTAGTCCTTGGGCAGAGCGCCCATCGCCTTCTGCCATGTGACCGGAGCGACGTACTGGATGGGAATGCCTGCCGCATACAATGCCATTTCGATATGCCCGCAGTGGCGGGCGAACTTAGCACTGGCCGATGCGTTGTTGCCCTGCCTGTGGAATCCGACCCGCTCGACCACTGCAATATGGATGCGCCGATGAAACTGGTTGCACAAGACATCGTAAATCTCTGGGTAGATGTCGGGCATCTGCTCTACGCTCGTGTGGTAATCGCCGTCCACCTTGCCGTGGATAGCGATCCCGCCGTTAGCACCTGGGTCAATA